TGTCAGGAATTTTAGCAGTTGTAACATTGTTATCTGCAATCTTTGCAGTAGTTATGTTTGCATCTGTAATTTTAGTAGTAGTTACAGCATTAGCATTAATTTTTGCTTCGGTTACTGCATTAGCATTTATTTGTGATGCTTGAACTGCATTGTCTGCAATCTTTGCATTGGTTACTGCATCATCTGCTATCTTGGCAGTTGTTACTGAACCATCTGCAAAATTAGTTGAACCAATTACACCTAAAGGTATTGAATTTTTTGTAGCTGTTAAAATTGCTAAATAAATTTGTAAAGTTTCATTAGATAATGCACCACCACTATCCCAAGTAACATTAACTGTTGTTACATTATTAGAATAAGCTGATGAAGTTATAGTACCAACTATATCGCCTGTTGAACTTCCTGTTGCTCTGACTCTTCTATTAGCATGATAGTATGGTGTTAAATCTAAACCAGTTGCTGTAATTGTAAATTGGCCTGTTGCAGCAAAAGCTGGTGTGTAAGTTCCATCACCATCTCCATACTGAACCCATTGTGCATCGTTATACCACTCTCTTGTATTTACCATTAAAGCTCTAATGGCATTATTAAGATTTGATGGCAGCATACCCTCTGCTACACTTATTCCGTTTAATGTTGTGTTACTTAAATTGGTTGTTGAATAATCTTTTATTCCTGACATATTTTCCTAGTTCATAAACCAACTAAAAGCTTTGTCGCTTTCAGTATTGTTCTTGTTAATTAATGTATTAATAGCTTCCTCAATTTGTCTTTGAAAAAACTCTTGAGCTTCAAAAGAATAACGAACATTATCCATATCCTTATCTGCCATTATCTAGCTCCACCTGATGTTGCTGTAAAATCTACTCCTTGTGCATGATTCCAAACTGAATTTGCTGGTATAGTAACATTAGCTCTAACATATCTTCCGCTTTGTCTTACAGCATTAAATCCTGTTGAATCCATTGAGCTTGTTGATGATGATGTTGGTGTATCTGCAACTCTATTTCTTGTTTTTAATATTACACTTGCAGTAGCATCAACAATTGGTCTAATGCCTGTTACATTTGTTATAAGGCCTGGAAATAATTCTACTTCACCAGTTTCTATTTCAGCTACATTTCCTGTCCCTGAAAAAATTGCTGATTTAAAATTATTATCTATACCTCCTAAAAATAATTGGCCACCGTTCCAAAAATTAGTATCTAATGAAATATTAATATTATCTAAATTTTGCGATATTAAATCCATTAGCTCAACTGTGTATTGACCTACAAATTGAGAAAAAACCATACTTGCATTAGCAACTGAAGTACTCCACTTTTCAGTTATGTAATTATAAATTAAAAGCTTATCGCAAATACCTGATGTATTAGTTGCGTCATCTTTAGATGGATATAACCAAACCGCTAAAGTATTAAATGGATCAACTGCTGCACATATTCGATCCATAAATGCTTTATTAACATCATTTTCAAAAAATCTATTTACTTTTTCTGCACCAATAGCTCTAACATTATCACCATTAATTTCAAAAAAACCATCGTCAGCTAAAAAGAAAACTCTTCTATCATCTTGGCAAACTGTCTTGCCATATACAGCCCCTCTGTTTGGACTAATTACTGAAAATCTAAATATTGTTGAGCCACCAACAAAGTCAAGTCTAATAATTTGGTTTTGTCTAAATACATAACCAACCTCACCACTTGTTATATGAACTATTTGGCCACCACTTCCAGGTAAATCTTGTAAGTCAGCAGATTTACTTCCAGGAGTCCAAGTTGTTATATCGTTTAAACCTGACCATTGAACTCTGTTTGTATTATTAGCTTGGTTACCTGTAACTAAAAAATCTCTTATAACACCACTTACTCTAAATACAGGTGGTGTGCCATCTACTGCTATTGAACTTAAACTTGCAAAGGAACTTGAAGTTCCCATTAACCAATATTTAGGTGCATCAACACCATTACTTGCAATTATATGATCGCCAAATTGTGTAAAGGTCATATAATCAGTATTAGTTCCATTTAAACCACTTTGTTTAGAGGTAAAAGAACCTGATGCTAATTGAAAAATATCTGTATTAGTTCCTACAAAATTAAATACATTTGAAGAACTATCTCTAAACGATCCAGCTCCTCTAGCATCTGTAACTGTTGTGTTACTACTATAAGGAACTAAAGATGGAAAAGGTTTATAACTTTTAGCTGCATAGTAAACATTGTTTGCAACATTAGCACCTGAATTCAAATGTTCAGGTTGATCAGGTAGCCACTCTCCAAAAGGTAATTGCATTATACTCCTATGTGTTTGTAGCTATTCTGTTTTGATTACTATTAAATGGACTTGCAACTGTATCTTCACTTCTAATTTGTAAAGGTGATCCACTAAATTGATCTTCTCTATCGTTAAGTTCTAGTCTTTCTAAAGCTGTTGCATACATACCTTGCCAAGCTTGAGATTGTTGTGGGTTAATACCACCTAAAAAATTAGCAGCATGAAATAACGATCCATATAAATAAATAGCTGGATGGTTTGTTAAAATAAAATTTGTTGTATTTGAAGTTGTTAAAGGATCAAATGTTTTATAAAAATTTAAAACTGCTGTGTAGCTTTGATCAGGTTTTGGTGAAAACCTTAAATTACTTCCTAAAATAGTATAAACATTTGGTAATCCTGATGTTGATGTACCAGTCATTTGATCCATTTGAACTGGTGTTACATATCTTAAAGGATATTTAGTATTACTTTGTATAATATATAAATCTCTAACCTGTAAAAACCCAGCCGGTAAAGCTACTGTTTCTGAATTAACAGTTAAATTAGCAGCATTAATCATTTCTCTAATTCTTAATTTTGAATTAAAATCTGCTTCCGCTAAAGTTACAAAATCTTCTGAAATTTCTGTTGTTAAATCTGATCTATTGAGCCAATTTGCTATTGATGATTTTAGTCCTGTATATGTATTTAATGCCATTATATATTTCCATGTGCTGTTTTAAATAGCTGAAACTCATTACTATTTAATTTTTTTTTCATTATAGATTTTTGAATTTCTTTAGGTAAAGCAAACCAATTGCTAGTTCCGTTATATTCTTTAGCCCAAACTTCTAAAACAATAATAGGAATAGAAGCTACTCTTTTTAAATCTCTTTTTTTATTATAACCATCATTTAGGTTATAAAGTTTTTTGTTATGATCTAGTATAGATTGATGGTTTACACTTCTACCGATAACAATTTCTTTACCTAATTCATCGCTATGGTAACTTGTTGAAATTAATCCATCGTTATCTTGTGATACTTTTTTCATCTACCTTGTCCTCTATATCTTTTTTTTCTTTTAGGTTTTCTTTTGCTATGACTTTTCGCATGACGACCTGGCCTTTTTCTAGGTTTAGACTTAACGTAATTATCTACTCCGTATAAACCTTTTTTCTTTTTGGCCACTAGCCACTCATTTCAGAGACATAAACATTTGTAGCCGATCCATGAAACACAGCTATCTTTTGACCAGGAGAAACTTTTAAAATTTCTACTTCATCGCCTGGCATAAAAGCACTTGTAGCTGAAGCTGTTGGTGAACCATCTATGACAAAATGAAAATTAGCATCGCCCACTATTCTTATATACTCTGTACCCACACCAAAAGCACTTGAAGGTGCTGATGCGTTATTTGTAGTTAATTTTTGTGTAGCACCTAATCTTAATCCGTAATTATATGACATTTTTTTTCCTTTTAATTTTTGGTTATTGGGGAAAGTTCCGCTAGGAAAATTCCCCCATAATTTTATTATCTTCTGATAACAAAAGTGAAATTACACTTACAAGTACCAGTCGATGCTCCGTTAGTAGTGATTTTGATAAAATCGCCATCATTTACATTGTTTAAAGCTGTTGGTTCAGATGTACTGACATCGCCTATTGCATCACTTCCATGAGTAATAGTGATCCCTGAACCAGTTACTACAGTTGATGGTGATTCACTTGTATGAAAAGTAAATACAGCATCTGCCGTTGCAACAGCTCCGTCTTGAACCATTATAATTTTTATAATTTTACCTTTATCAGGTACAGCTACAAAAGTTGAACTTGCTGTAGATGCGTCATCTAAAGATGCAGTTATAAAATAATCGTTTAGTGTTCTCATTTTTTTTTCCTTTTTATTTGCTTCGTTCCGCCTTGAAAGACTTCAAAGACCAAACAAATTGTTGATTGATTAAAATGGGGGGAAAGTTCCCCCCACTTATTTATATTGATTACGCAGTAGTTACGTCAAAAATACCACCTGAAGCAGCTTCGTTTCTGCTTTCAAGAGTATATTCACATAACATAAACTTCTTCTCTGCATCACCAGTTTTTGCCAAGTCTGAAAGTTGGAAGTCTCTTAAATAAGAAACACCCCACATATCAGGTTGTAGTACATAAACAGATCTCTGTTGTTGGAATCTGTTAGGTACAACTGATAAAGTTGAAAAGTCTGATTCATAAACATCTACTGATGCTACAAGTCTTTTGTTTTCTGCTGGGTCAAATCTAGTTGATCCACCAGTAAAGCCTGAAAGAACTTGTTTGTTAAAAGCACCAACCATGATCATTGATGGATCGCCACCTGAGTCATAACACTCTCTCACAACTTCTTTTAATTGTGATTCAGCAAATGCTCTTTGTGTTCCATTAGTTCTAGTGTCTGAACCATCCCCAGTAGGGTTAGCTGCATTACCAGTTCCAATGCTAGTGTTTGTGTGTATCCATGAGTCAATTGAACCAAGTTTTCTAGGTGTATTAACTGCTGCACCATTAGTTTTTGCCTGGTTATGAGTTAAAGTTTTTTCCATATCTCTTTTAAGCTCTTTTGAAGCTTTAGAAATTTGGTAAGCTAACTCATTTGCTCTTCCAGCACTATTAACTGCTTGGTTAGTACCTGAAACGATAGCAGCTTTTGTAGAAATCTGCGTAAAGTTATTTAGTCTAACTGTTGGAGCTAAAGTTGGAAATGATACTTCATCACCTTCTGATTGGTGGTTATTTGTAGCTGCTGCTGCTAACGCATCAGTTTGCCACTCATGAAGTGTATTTGTTGCTTTCGTTTTACCAATTGATGATAAAAACGGTGTTTCAGTTGGTGAGATTTGATAGATTATATTCGATAAATCTTCCCTCACACCAATTGCTGTGTACCTTTGGTAGGTATTTGTTATTGCCGCCATTGTGTTGTCCTATTAGTTATTTGTTGATTAAATCTAAAAAAACACTAGCCGCATCGTTCATGTGGCCAGTTTTCTTTAGTCGACTCAACTTCTCCTTATAACTTTTAGAATTAACATCTGCTTTTGTAGGCTTAATTCCTGACTTAAACACTTTGCTTGGTTTAGAAATCTTTTTAGCTAAATTTGGTTTAGCACTTTGTAAATTTCTATACTTCATCGCATCGTTGACCAACATAACAATCCTATGATCGTAAATTTGAGCAATTTCAGGGTCTTGAAACCCATAACCACTTAAATAAGATCGCATATCGTTTTTAATTTTAGAAGCTTTATTAGGATCAGCAAAATCAGGCATTTTAGATACCAGTTTTTGTTTTTGATCTTGTAAAACTTGTTCAAATTGTTTTTGTTGTTCTGCTTGAGCTACTTTCACAGCTTGGTCGTATTTTTCTCTTTTTCGTCTTAACTTGTGATCAACTCTTGCAGCTTCTGTTGGGTCTTCGTCATACAACTTTTCTAAATCAATTTTACTCTCTTCAGAATCTAGTTGTTCTTTTGCAGCCGACATAACATTATTTAATTCTGTTAGTCTTGATGAAAAGTCTTGTCTTTGCTTTTCCGCATCAGTCTGGAATTTTTTTCTTTCTAAAGAAAGTTCTTCCGTCTTTCTGCGATAATCGCTATCTCTACTATAACCTGACTTTAATTCGTCTAGGGTAACATCAAATTCTTGACCAGCAACTTTTACCTTGTAGGTGGAATTCTGTTCCTGTGGAATCTCATCTTGTTCTTCTTGAGATGCTACTTCTTGTTCTTCAGAAGTTTCCTCTTGCGATTCTACTTCTGTCTCTTCTGTTGGCTCTTGAACTTCAGATTGTTCTTCTGTTGAAGATTCCTGTGGTTGTTCTTGAGTTTCTTGTTGTGTTGTTTCTGCTTCAGCTTGAGGTTTTTTTTCTTCCGCTTGTGGATTCAATAAACCTGATATGCTATCAGCAGCTTTATCTACATCAGTTTTTGCTTCCGATAAAGGATTGGCTAAATTTTCCGACATTATGTTCTCCTGTTTTAGTTTAAGTTCCCTAAATGGGTTGACCTATTTTAATCGTAGGTGATTAAAATTTCTTTTGTTGTTCAGCTTTTCTAAAATCTTCTAATTGTTTAGAAGCTAGTTTACCTGTTTCAACTAATTCTTTAAAATGTTGTTCTACCTTACCTACTACTTGGTAAGCTAACCACAATTTCTCTCTTGTCTTTTCCTCATTGACACCAGTTTTAAATAAACTGTCAGTATATAATTCTTTTAATTTTTTTATTGAGTCTTTAAATAAAGGACTTTCAATAATAGCTTGTGCGTCGTTTGACTTACTTACTTCCTTTTGTAACTTGCTCTTTTCCGTCTGCATTAGCTTTGCCTATCTCCTGTTCTAATTGTTCAGTTGATTGTTGTGCAGCATTAAAAGCTTTAGAAGCATTAGATACTATAATTTTATTAATATCGGCATCAGCCTTTATTTTAGCAGCATCTAGTTGTGTGTTGTATTTTAATTCTAATTCTTTAACCTTAGTTTCAAACTCTAAAACATTTGAAGCATTATCGCTTTGTAGTTTTTTCATTTGTAATTCAAGGTCAGCTTGTTTTCGTTTATTTTCAGCATCAATCCTAGTCATCTCAATTTTTTCAATTGGTGTAATAGGAGGTGGTGGCGGTGGGGTCATCATTGACATACCCACTTCAGGATTAGTAAAGTAATTTTCAACATTTTTAAGGCCAGCATTTTCTATTATTTTTGCTAAACTGTTATAAATGTTTTTTAGAGATACCATTGGGTATTCTCTTCCACCTTGTAATTGCCAAGCTTGAATTTGTTTTTCAAGAACATTATTCATAATAATTAATTGTTGTTCTTTACTGCCTGACCCTAATCCAACTGTAATAGAAATATTATATCTATTTTTCCACTCAGTAGGCCTTACTGGTACAAACTTATTATTTAAGTTTATAATTCTTTCCTTATCTTGATACTTAACACTTAACTCAAATATTCTTCTAAACAATTGCTTAACACCTGTTTCAGAAAAAATTCTTGCTATAAGTTCCATACGCATTTGAGTTTGACTCATTAACGTATTAACTCCAGTAGCAGTTTTATTTAAGCTATCTGCATCTAAACCTTGACTGTATCTTGTAACACCTGTTCTAGATTCTCTTACTGTATCTAAATATTCAAGTAACGGAAAAGCTTGTTGGCTAATAGCTTGGGATTGCATCGGAAACATTACTTGTTGTGGTGGTTGTTTTGTTCTAACAATACCGCCTGGTCTTGACGTTAATAAATCGTCAAGGTTGACCATTCCATCCATTACCGCAACTCTGTTATTATTTGTTAAATACATATTATCTAACAATTGACGCATAACAGTTGATTTAACTAATTGCACATCCTCTACTAATTCAGATACCGATCTACCAAAAAATCTATGTGGCATTGGTATTGGTGTTAAACTACAAAAAGGATTAAAATCACAAGGCATATTTTCCAACACCTCATAACTATTGCTACCGGCAACAATTACTTTTCTTAATTCACTAATACCATCATTATCAAAATCTAATTTTATATAACACTCATACACCTCAACTTCTTCAGTTGAAGAATCTGTAGCATCATCTCTAGGTGCATCAGCTAAACCATTAAACCTAGCTAATTCTTCTGAATTATAAACTTCATCTTTTGAGGCTACTAAACTATCTACAACATCTTTATCGTAACCCATTTGAATTAAGTCTGATCTTGTTTTGTAAACTTTGTGAGCTACAAAATTAGAATCTTCTATGCTTTTAGCATCTGACTTAATTAAAAACTCTTCAGGTGGAATATTTTCAATTTTTATTTTGCCAAATCCTGAATATCGTTTAATAATTGCGTTACATAGTTTTGGAACTTCAACTTCAAGAGTCTCACCTTGTTGTTCAGCAATAGCTTGAAGCTTTTGAATTTCTTTAACCGCTTTTTCATCTACAAACTCCTCTTTAGAAACCAACTCAACATTATCGCTTTGCATTAATAATGCGTATTCTTCTTGGTTTAGGTTTTCGTAAGTTTCTTGCTCTATTGTTTGACTATCATCCCAGTAAATTTTAACTATGCCATTTTTTTCTAATAAAGCATCTTTGAACCAAGTATATAAGATTTCAAAACCTGGATTGTCTTTGTAAAAAATATAATTAATATAATTAGTAACTTGGTCTGCTAATTTAATATCTTCAGAATTAACTGGCTCACACTTAACCACTTGATCTGAAGCTGTAAAAATTCTTAATAAATTTGGTAATATTGTTTCAATAGTATCTGATACATCAGTTGATACTACTTGTGATCGACCATCTATTTCTGTGCCTAGCTTATCGCCTAAATAATACTCTAAAGACTTTTGTCTTTGCTCAGATAATTCACCACCTAAAAAAGATTGTGAATTAGTTATTTCTTTATTGATAATTGCTTTTAATTCTTGTTCTGATAATTTTGCCATATTAAACTATATAATTTGTATTTACTGGTATTTGTTTTTTCCAATTAGAGGTATTAGCCCCTTGCCCCACAATCCCAGTTCTAAAAGCATCTGCACAATGAGATGCGTATGAGTGTAGGGGTTTATTCCTAAAACATTGATTATGTTCATCCCATTTTTTTTGATAGGCTTTTAAATACTCAATAGCTTTTTGACATTTATTTTTATCAAACCAACAATTAGGTAACGATTGCCTGACCGCTTCAATACCATCTTCTATAGATAGCTTGGGTGCTATTTCGCCAATAATACCCAACTCCGATAAACTCTCTAGTCTTGTTTTTCCATAATTTCCTAGCTCTCTTACTTTAACATCATGAGGTAAAATATGTTTAGTAACCTCATAACCCCTGTTTCTTATAATTTGAGCATAGTGATCTAAACCTTGACCGCTATTTTCATAATAATCAATTAATCTTATTTCGCCTTTGTACCTTTGCACAAACCATATAAAAGTAGAATCGTTCATGCCTAGATCCCACCAAACCTCTGTGTCTAAATTATCATCATAAGGTATTTCAGAAATTTTTTTTTCTTTTTCTAATTGTTCTATTATACTACCATAATAAGAACCAGTTATTGCAGCTTGAAACGAACACTCAAATTCTTGTTCGTACAAATCTTGTGACATGACCTCTTTGGCTGCGTCTAACTCCTCTTGATCTAATATGTTTGTTTCACTAGCTTTAAAAACGCAAGTGTACCAATCTTTTTTACTTTTGGCCGTTTTGTGAATTTCGTAAAAGTTATTTCTACCTTTTGGAGTACCAATAAATATGCACCACCCTTTTCGGTCTGCCAATGCTGGTCGCACCACTTCAGGAAATAAGGTTGGTTTTACATTTTGGTATTCATCACACACCACCCCATCTAAACTTAAACCTCTTAAAGCTTGTTCGTTTTCTGCACCGACAATAGTAATCCTACCGCCTGTAATAAAATCGCACCGCAATTCAGACTCATTAAATTTTGTGCCTGGAATTTTACCAGCAAAAGTTTTTAAATAATCCCATGCTGTTGCCTTACCTTGAATTCTATAAGGGCTTAAAAATATGTATCTAGGATTTGTAAGCTTGTTTGTTAAACAGGCCTTAATCATGTGGTTTATTGTTAATACTGTTTTACCAGCTCTCCTATGCAAGACCAAAACACTAAACCGATGCTTATCGATTTCTTTGTGCAAAAAATTTTGTAATTCTCTTGGCTTATATGGAATAACGACTTGTGGCATAAAAAAACAAAACCCCCCTAATGCAAAGTGCGATCTTGAGGTATATTTAATTTTTCGATGTTTAAATCTTCTATGAGCTGGTCACTAAAGCTGTAAGCTTCATGGCAATC